TAGTTTTAATTGGTTTTGAAATGATTTTATTATATGATAAATTTAAATTTGAAGATTTATTATTTATCATATAATTATCTTGAACGACTATAGCCATTGGAATATTATGTTTTTCAATAAAAGGAAGTGCCCAATCTGGAACTATTTCACCTACTGGAATATTAGTTCTATTAATTAGAGGAATATCTAATTTTTTATTATATATAATATTACATTTATTTCTTAATATTGTTTGAGTTTGATTTAAATATTGATAATTCCAATCTGGAAATGGTATAATTAATTTTGTATTCCAATCTGGTCTTAAAATATTATTAAATTCATCTAACATGTTATATGAATTATATATTGGTATAAATTTAGTATGTAAATTTGAAGTGATGTTCATTAAAAATATGAAATAATAAATAAAAAATTTAAAATTTCAATTTTTAAATTGTTAGTTTATTTATTTTCTAATTAACTCATTATATATATTAATATAGATTTTTTTAATAAATATGAAGGGAAAAACATAAAATCTAATCTAAATTAATTATGAATAATAAAATAAAATTTGCGAAAGATTTTTCATATCCTGAGCCAGATGATCCCGAGTTATTAGGTAAAATATTTAAAAAAAGAGAATTTTATTATTATCGTGTGCCACAACGTGATAAAATGAACACATATGAACAAGTTCAAAAATACCGTGATGTAAATTGTCCAAAAGGTGAAATAGATCCTAGAGAACAACAATCTATTTTACCTAATTTTATGAGTCCGAATACACCTTATAAAGGTGTTATTTTAATGCATGGTGTAGGATCAGGTAAAACAATGACAGCTATTAGAATAGCTGAACAATTTAAAGATCAAGTTAAAAAATATAATACAAAAATTTATGTAATAGTACCTGGACCAAATACAAGAGAAAATTTTAAGAAAGAATTATTAAATACAACAGGTGAAACATATTTAAAAAACAAAAGTATTTTAACACAAATGACAAAAGGAGATGTAGAAAAAGAAAATAAAATGGCTCTTTACGCTGCTTTACAATATTATAAAATATTATCATACAAAACATTTTATAAAAAAGTGTTAGGTGAGAAAATAATAGAAAAAAAAATAGTAGGAGATAGTAAAATTAAATCATCTTATCGTAAAACAACAGATGGAGAATATGAACGTGAACAAGTGGTTGATCGTATTACAAATATGAATAATTCTATTTTAATAATTGATGAGGCCCATAATATATCAGGTAATGAATATGGAGAAGCCTTAAAAAAAATTATTAAAAATTCTGAAAATCTTAGATTAATTTTATTAACAGCTACACCAATGATTAATTTAGCAGATGAAATAGTTGATTTACTTAATTTTATTAGACCAGAAACAGATCAAATCCAAAGAGATAAAATATTTAGTAGTGATAAGAATTATTTAATGAAAATTAAACCAGGAGGATTAGAATATTTAAGAGATAAAGCAAGAGGATATATTAGTTATTATCGTGGATCAATTCCTTATACATTTGCTAAAAAAGTAGAAAAAGGAGAAATACCAAATGGAATGTTATTTACTCCAGTAATTAAATGTTTTATGGAAACTTTTCAACATGATACTTATATAGAAACTACCCAAAAATTTGATGATACATTAGATAGGGCATCATCTGCTGCATCAAATTTTGTATTTCCAGGTTTAAATAAAGATAAGACTGATTTAGCAGGTTATTATTCAACAGAAGGTTTAAATACAATATTATCTCAATTAAATACAGATGGATTAAAATTAAGAAGTTTAATAAATAAAAAAATATTTGGAGGGAAATTATCTAGAGCAGAAGAAGATAATTTTATATTTGAAAATAATAAGAAAAGTATAACTGGTTTAATATTAAAAATGCCATATATTAAAAAGTTTTCAACAAAATTTTTTACTCTAATAGAAAATTTAAATGAATTAGTTGAAAATAAAAAAGGAGCTGCTACTGCTTTTGTTTATTCAAATTTAGTAAAAGCAGGTGGAATGGAATTATTTGCAGAATCACTTTTACAAAATGGTTATTTAGAATATCAAGAAAATATATCCAATTATGATATAAAAGATGATACATTAGATTATAAAACTGGGTTGACTTATTTAGAATTTAAAAAAAGAAAGTTAAATAATTTTAAACCCGCTGCATTTATTATAGTAACAGGTGGGACTGATGAATCTGGTGAAGATATTCCTGAAATAAAACAAAAAATAATTCAAGAAGTATTTAATAATTCTAATAATATTGATGGGAAATTTATTAAATTTATATTGGGTTCAAGAGTTATGAATGAAGGAGTTACACTTAAAAATTGTAAAGAAGTTCATATAATTGATGTTTTTTTTAATCTTCCAAAAGTAGAACAAGTTATTGGACGTGCTATTCGTATGTGTGTACATCAAGATGTAATAAATGATAATAATAAATATCCAGAAGTGAATGTATATAGATATGTAGTATCATTAAATAAAGACTTATCAACAGATGAGATATTATATCAAAAAGCAGAATTAAAATATTTAGTAGTTAAGGAAATAGAAAGATCATTAAAAGAAACAGCTATAGATTGTCCCTTATTACTACATGCAAATATGTTTCCAGAAGAGTTAGAAGAATATAAAGGTTGTGTACCACCAACATTGGATAATGTTAAATCAGGTAAAAAAATATGTTTAGCATTATGTGATTTTAAAGAGTGTGATTTAAAATGTAGTTCAAATAAATTAAATGAAAAATATTGGGATTCAAATAAAAATACTTATATAAAATTAAGTAAAACAGATGTTGATTATAATACATATAATAATGATTTGGCTAAATATGAAATTGCTTTAATAAAAAATAAAATAAGAGACTTATATCGTTTTAAACATGTGTATATGTATAAAGAAATTCTAGAGGAAATTAAAAAATCATTTTTAACTCATCAAGCAGAATTATTTGAAGATTATTTTTTAGATCAAGCATTAGAAGACATGATGCCCAAAACAGAAAATGATTTTAATAATTATGCAAATACAATATATGATAAATATAATAGGTCTGGTTATTTAATTCAACGTGGTAAATATTTTATTTTTCAACCATATAATGAAAATGAAGATGTACCAATGTATTATAGACAACATTTAAATATTACTTATGATAATCAAGTATCATTAAATAATTTTGTAAAACAAAAATATCTTAATTTAATAAATAAACAAACAAATGTTATAAAAGAAGAAAGTAAAATACCTGATAGTTATAATTTTGATGATACTCTAGATTATTATGAAGAAAGAGAAGAAAACTTCATAGTTGGTATAATTGATAAGAATCTAAATAAACTAGCTTCAAATGAAGATGATTTATTTAAAATAAGACCACCTAGAGCTAAAGTTCTTGATAAAAAACGTGGTACAGGTATCCCAACATTCAAAGGTGCAGTTTGTTCAACTTCAAAAGATAAAGATTATTTAATGAAATTAGTTAAAATGATACCAAATATAAGTAAATTAGAAATTGATCGTATTGATAAATTAACAAGAGAATATGTATGTATAGAAATTAGAGATAAATTATTATATTTAGAAAAATATGCAACATCAAAAAATGGTAATAAAATTACATATATGATGATTCCCATAGATCATCCAATTTATCCTTTTCCTTATAATCTTGAAGATAGAATTAAATTTATTATTAAAAAAATAAATAAAATAATTGGACTTAATATTGAAGTATTAGTAAAAAAACAAAAAGATAAAAATGATAATATAATATATGAATTATCATTCACAAATGATAAATATTTAAAGGATAAAATAATATTAATTCAAAATATTGGGTTTCAACTTAAAAATAATCAATGGATATTGATTATTGAATAAAATAATTGATTTTAATTATCTAAATATATATATATTTAGATGATTAATAATATTATAGCAGATTTAATATATTATTTTCATATGTTATTATTAATTTATGTGATGATTGGATATCTTATAACACCATTACAATATATTAAATATTTGTTATTAATTATTATACTAATATATTTAAATTGGAAATATGATAATGAACGTTGTATATTAACTAAGTTAGAACATTATTATAGAACAAATGAATGGAATATAAAACCTGCAATAGAAATAGAAGCTCCCGAATTTTTTAGACCATTCATTAAAAAAATATTTAATATAAACTTAACTAGAGAATCTGCGGATAAACTAAATTATTATTTACTAACAAACTCTTTTATATTAGGTTTTATTAGAATGTATTATAAATTTTAATTTGAATTTATTAATTTAACTAAATTTCTTAATTGTGAAGGAACTTCTTCCATCTGATTTATTATTATTGGTTGTCTAGCATATTCACTAAAATTTGATGAATTAGATGTAGTCATATCTAAACCAGTAAAAGAACTAAATGTTGGTTTAATTTCTGGAGATATCTTAAGAGCTAAATAAATAGTAATTGCAACAATAATACTTGATGTTAAAATAACCTGACGATTTGTCTCAAATACTTTCTTAACTTGAATTAAAAATGGTTGGTCAGTTTTTTTAAGTAAACAAGGAACAGTAACTGATAAACTCATATTTAATAAGGCACCAACTAAAGCAATAAAAATGTGTACATCCATATATATATATTATATTAGAAATTTTATAATAATTTAATTCTATATTTTTAATTTAATTAGCGCACAATTAATTCTAAAAATTTTAGATTTTTTAATTCTATATTTTTAATTTAATTGGCGCATGATCACTCCCTAAAATTTTAGTTAAAATTTCAGAATTTTTAATTTTATTTTCTAATTTTTTACTAACTAAAAAATAATCTATTCTCCATCCTATATTTTTATCTCTAGATTTTTTCATATATGACCAAAAACTATATTCAATTTTTTCAGGATATAATTTTCTGTAAGTATCAATTAATTCACAATCTAATAAAATTTTATTAAATGAATGTCTTTCTTCTTTAGTAAATCCTGCTGTTTTTTGATTTGTTTTAGGATTTTTTAAATCAATTTCATTATGTGCAACATTAAGATCTCCACATATTATAACTGGTTTTATTTTTTGTAAATTATTGATATGGTGTTCAAAAGCTCTATCCCAAATTGTTGTTCTCCATTCTAATCTATTTAATGCTTGTCCTGAATTTGGAGTATACACATGAATTAAATAAAATTTATCTAATTCTATTGTTATTAAACGACCTTCCTCATCTAAATCTTTATCTTTATATTTGAGTCCATAAATAACTAATTTTGGTTCTTTTTTACAAAAAATAGCAGTCCCACTATATCCTTTTTTTGTTTTACACGGACTCCAATATCTAAATTTAAATTTTGGAAAATTTTTAATAATTTGATTTTCAATATCATCATATGGACAAGATAATTTGGTTTCACCCATACAAAATATATCTGGATTATGTATATCTATTAATTCTTTTAAATAAGTCGTCTTTAATAATGATTTTAATCCATTAACATTCCAAGCAATTATTTTCATTAATTAATGATATACTATTTTTTTTAAATCTATTTTTATATAAATTAAACTGCTAATCGCTTTTTATATAAATTTATATAAAAATAAATTATTATATATTTTAATGAACAAAAATAATAAAAAAAGAGACCGAGATTATGATGATACCATTATTTATTCACATTCTAAAAAAAAATATTTTAATCATATAAATAAAGAAGATATTCCTGAAGAGAAGAAAGAAGAACTAAAAGAAGAGACTAAAGAATTAATAATAATTGATAAAGAAATAACTTGTTTAATGGATTTAATTGAATTAGGTAAATTATATGATAAAAATAAACACTATAATATTGATTTAAGAATTTTAAATAAATTAGTTAGTCCATTAACTGAATTAAATAATATGATTGGAATGGAAAATGTTAAACAAGAAATGGTTGATCATATTTTATTTAAAATTCAAAATCTAGATAATGAAAATAATGATATGATGCATACAGTTATACAAGGACCTCCAGGTGTTGGTAAAACAGAAGTTGCCAAAATAATTGCTAAAATCTATTTAGCAATGGATATTCTTAAAAAAGATCTATTTATTAAAGCTACTAGGAGTGATTTAATAGCTTCTTATTTAGGTCAAACTGCTAAAACTACTCAAAAAATTATTGATAGTGCAACAGATGGTATATTATTTATAGATGAAGTTTACTCTTTAGGAAATGCTGATAAAAGAGACTCTTTTTCAAAAGAATGTATTGATACACTTAATGAAAATTTAACTAATAAAAAAAATAATTTTATTTGTATTATTGCTGGTTATAAAGAAGAAATTGATAGTTGTTTTTTTGCATATAATGTTGGATTAGAAAGACGTTTTCCAGTTAGATTTACTATAGAACCTTATACACCTGAAGAAATCTATTTAATTTTTAAAAATAAAGTTACTAATATTGGTTGGAGTCTTACTAAAGATATTTCAGTTAATTTTTTTAAAGAAAATATTGATTTATTTAAATATTTTGGAGGTGATATGGAAATATTATTTAGTAGATGTAAACGATCACATTCTAGACGAGTATTTGCTTCAAAAGAAACTAATAAAAAAATATTAAATATGGTTGATTTAAAAAAAGGATTTGAATCATTTAAACTACATAGACAAAATAAAAATATAAAAAATGAATATTGGAAAAATATGTATGTATAATTAATTTAAAGATTGGATAATTATTATTTATTAATGGAATTTTTTTATTTAATTGAATATAATAATAAAATTATTGGTGTTTATACAAATTTAGATAAAGCTAAATCATTTATATTCGGTTGTTTTCAAAATCAATTAATGAACTCAAATGTTACTATTAAAAAATATACACCAAACTCTTGTTATTGTAGTGATACAAATATAATTTATTATAATTCACTTAATACTAATACTAAAATTACAAATAATATTAATACTATAAATAATATTAATACTGAAATTACAAATATTGATTATAATAATCCTGCAATAGTAGAAATAACAAATAAAAAAATTGATATTCAACATAATATCAATTTATTAAAAACACAAAAGAAAAAAATAGAAGAATCTAAAAATACATATTCAAATGATTTAAAATTATTTGAATTATTTACTGAAAGTAAAAAAAAAGATAAACAATTTATTATTCCTGAAATTTTTAGTTCAAAATTTGAATTAATGACACAATTAAGTCATGATAATCTATTATCATGGGAAAATTTTGTAAAAGAATATAGTCATAATAATTTATATAATGATTATTTTAATATTAATAAGTATGATGAAATGTTTTTAAATTCTGATAATGAAAATAAAAGTGATATTAGTGAAGAGTTAGTTATTGAGTCGGATTCTAATACTGAAATCAGTGAAAATAATGATTAATATATTATTTTCTAAATTATAATAATAATTTAGAAAATGTATCGTGTTGAAGATGTTGAAAAGATTGAACAAAATATCAATAAAATTAAAAATGATGCTGCTAAAGAATATAAAACATTATATGAACCAACATTAAAAGAAATATCTAGTGTCTATAATGCTATTAAAAATTATATTAAAAAAAAAGGAAGAATTGCATATGGTGGATTTGCACAAAATATTTTATTAACTACTAAAAATCCAAATGAATCATTTTATAAAATTATAGACGGTGCTTTCTATAATTGGCCAGATGTTGCAGATATGGAATTTTATTCACCTACGCCGTTAGAAGATGTTTTTGAATTAACTGAAGAATTATTTTCATTAGGTTATAAATATATTGATGGTAAAGAAGGAATACATCCTGAAACATATAAAATTTTTGTTAATTTCATTAATTATTGTGATATTTCTTATATGTCAAATAATATTTATAATAATATGCCTATTATTGAAGTTGATGGAATTAAATGCGCACATCCACATTTTATGATGGTTGACGCATATAGAGTATTAACTGATCCAATGACATCTTATTGGAGATTAGATAAATCTATTATGAGATTTCAAAAATTACTTAAATATTATCCACTTAATCAATCTCTTAAAGATAAAAATATAGAAATGACATCTCAATTAAATGTTATTAAATTTATTAAAAAAAAAATTATTCAATATTCTGAGTTAATTGTTGTTGGATTCTATGCTTTTAATTATTATATTAAAAAAATATCTGAAAATAATATTATTAAAACAATATCATTTTTTGAAGTTATTAGTAAAGATTTTGAAAAAGATGCTAAAAAAATCTATAATATATTATTACTAAAATTTAATAAAAAAATTACTACTAAAGAATTTTATCCTTTCTTTGCATTTATGGATAAAAGAATTGAATATTATTATGAAGGAACATTAATATTAAGATTATTTGGTAATAATAATAGATGTACTGTTTATAATTATTCAGATAAAAAACATACTCATTTTGGTACATATAATTTAGTATTTATGTATTTGTTATTTGATTACTTTTTAGCATATATTAATAAAGATAAAATCAATACTGACTTATATACATCTCTTATTTCTAAATTACATAATGCTAGAAATACTTATCTTGATTCAAGAAATATAACCGTTCTTGATGTTTCACCTTTTCAAGATTTCACTTTTAAATGTTATGGTATTCCAACAGATTCTATTAGAGCTTCTTTATTACAAGGACTCAGTAATATGAAACAAGGTAAAAGGTATAAATTTAAATATAGTCCATCTGGTAAAGCAGAATATAAAATACCTGAATTTAATTTTAGTAATAGTTCAGGAAATCAAATTATTAATGAAAAAAAAATGATTTTAAAAAATATTAAATTAAAAAAATAATAAATTAAAAAAATAATATATAAATTATATTATATATTATATATTATGGATATGCTATTTGGTAATTCTATTGAAAATACACCTGAACAAAATACACCTCAAAATGTACCTATTGTAGAAAGTAAAGAAGAACGACTATTATCTCTTACTGAAGTTAAAAGTAAAGAAGACCAATTTACATCTCTTGAAGTAAATTCACCTAATAATATATTAGAAATTGAAAATTTAGAAAAAAATGATGTATTGAAAATTAATGAATCTTCACAAAAAGGAGGAGCTAAAAAATCTCCACGAAAATCTATTAAAAAATCTTCTAAAAAATCTTCTAAAAAATCTTCTAAAAAAGCTTCTAAAAAGGCTTCTAAAAAGGCTTCTAAGAAATCTTCTAAGAAACAAGTAGCAGGTGCTAAAAAAGCTTCTAAGAAATCTTCTAAGAAACAAGTAGTAGGTGCTAAAAAAGCTTCTAAAAAGGCTTCTAAGAAATCTTCTAAAAAACAAGTAGCAGGTGCTAAAAAAGCTTCTAAAAAGGCTTCTAAGAAATCTTCTAAAAAACAAGTAGCAGGTACTAAAAAAGCTTCTAAAAAAGCTTCTAAGAAATCTTCTAAAAAACAAGTAGCAGGTGCTAAAAAATCTTCTAAAAAAGCTTCTAAGAAAGCTTCTAAAAAACAAGTAGCAGGTGCTAAAAAAGCTTCTAAGAAATCTTCTAAGAAATCTTCCAAAAAAGCTTCTAAAAAAAGTACTACAAAATCGTCTAAAAAACAAGTAGCTGGTGCTAAAAAAGCTTCTAAAAAAGGTACTAAAAAAAGTACTAAAAAAAATACAAAAAAGAGTTCCAATAAATCTTCTAAAAGAGTATCTAAAAAATAATTTTATAAAGTAATTTGAATAAAATCACCTTTAATATAAGGAATATATATATTATTATTATCAATTTGAATACACCTTGAAATATTTGTTTGTTTATTAATTTTATAAGATTGAATGTTATATTTTAATGTTTGTTGATAAATAATATGACAAAATTGATTTAAATTAAATTCTAAAATTAATTTTTTTTTATTAGTTTCAAATATAAAAATATGATCCCTAAATTTATCATTAGAAATTATAAAAGCTTGGGTATTAGTTTTTAAAAAAAACCAAATAATAAATAAGTCGTCATTTATACCATAAGGTGTTAAATAATAATTAATTTTAAAAGATTTAAACCATAAAAATAAAAAAGGGAACATTTTAAAATATTTAAAATGTATAATAACAATTGGATTATTAATAGTTTCTGTAATATTGATAATTAGATTTTTTAAGTCATCAATACTTTGATTATTAATTAGTCCATTTCTTGCATGTATAATATTAGCACCGTCAATAATTGCACCGAAATCACTTGTTTGTTTTTTCATAAAGTTTTCTAAATTTTGTTTAATTTTATTAGAAAACTGGTTCTCTATTTCATTTACTAACATTTTATTAATATCAGAAGTAATATATTTTAATTTTATATTAGAAGGAATATTATTCACTAGTGGATAATTAGTATTAGAAGTTTCAATAAAAATTCCTTCTAATTTTTCTAATATTTTAAAAAGTTTATTTTCAATAATAAAATCAATATCTTTTGATAGTATTATATAATTAGTATTTATTGATATTTGAGATATAATATTATTTTCAAAGAAATGAATAGATTTATCAATATCTGTTTTATAATAATAATTGATTAAATTTAAATAATCACGTTTCATTAAATTATTAGATGACTCAATTATATATTCAATATATTTATTATCATTATTACTAATATAATATTGTAATAAATTTGATATAATTCCATTATTATTTGTTTTAATAAGATTTTCTAATGAGAATCTTATTATTATTTTATTAATAAAACAGTAATCTTTTTGATTTACATATAATAAATAAGCAATTTGATTTATATATTTTCCTTCTAATTTTAATTCATTTATGTTATCATAATCCATTAATTTATATAGTAAATAAATCAATACTATATAAATCAATTTTTTTAGTATTTATAGATTATTTTGTAATAAGTGTTGAACAAAAATCTTCTAAATCTTGTATAGAACCATTATTATCAATTAAGTAATCAAATTTAGTTTTAATCCACATATATTCACTAGGATGAATATCAGTAGGTTGTTCTATTTGATTAGATTCGTATAATATAAACCAATTTGGTGATAATCCTCGTGTAATTTTAATAAATTTAGCACCATAATTTTTTAAGAGATTTATTTCATTTGGAAATCTACAATCTGTAATTACAATATTTGGATATAATTGTAATTTATATTCAATAATAGTAATCCATATATCAGAATGAAAATGATTTCTAAATAGATCTGTACCAATATATTGTAATATATATCTAGGTGTTAAGTTTGGTATATTTAATTTATTTGACCACCAAGTATCAACTTGTTCTCTCCATATTCTAGATTCATTAGTTGCACCTTCAAGCATTTCTCTAGGCCAACTAAATATAATTGCAACAATATCTTTTAATACATCTGCAAAAGATAATTTTTTAAAACCAAAATTTTTAACTAATATATTTCCTAAAGTATCTTTACCAGAACATTGTAATCCACAAATACCAACAATCATAAATAATAAATATAGTTATTTTTTAAACTAATTTATATAAATTTTTATATAAATTAGTTATTATAGCTTATGATTAAAAATATAAATAATAGTTGTTTAATAGAAAATTATTTTAAAGAAGAATCGTCTGATGATAAGATAATTTGTAATTATTGTAAAAAATATTTAGTATTACCATATAATGAAATTGAAACATTTATTAGTTATCATATAAATTTACAAAAAAAATCTAAATATCTTATTTTAATATTTAGATTATGTCCAAAATTATTTTCATATGAAAGTGTAATTATTAATAAATTTTTAAGAGATATTTTTTTTAAATCTGTAAGAATTACATATGATTCAACAATAAATGTATCTAATTATTTATCTAATATTTATATTCAAAATTTATATCAATATTATATAACAAGAGAAGTAACAGCCTTTGTATATGAATTATATTTTTATCAACAAAATATAGATTATTTAGATCATATAAAATGTTCAATATGTAATAATCATATATGTCCATTACATATATATTTATCAAATTGTTACTATTCTAAATGTAATTATTGTAATAATAATTGGTTTATATGTGGTTGGTGTAAATCAAACTTTAATGAACTTTATATATGTAAACTATATCATAATAAAAATAAATAATTTATATATAGTCACACATTTCTATAATATATTTATCATCATTTGTTTTTAATATTCTAATTGGTTTGGCACAACCATATATTAGATTATTTCTAATTAATTCTTCACAATTTTCTTTTGTTTCATGAGGATTAATTTGCATCATACTATTAGAAAAAACAGCATGTCTAAATATACCACAATTAATTTCAGTAGTATTAACTATAAACATAAATTTACAATGAGGACATTCAAATTCTAAATCCATTAAAATATTACTTTACATTAGTTATTATTTTTTGGAAATTATTATAGATTTTATTTAATTTAATAAATTTGTAATATATTCTTTTGCTATTTTTTTAATAGTTTCTTTTTGTTTATGGGATTTTTTATCCCAATTTTTAACTTGTAAAGCTGTTGCATAATTAGTTTTTAATATATTTTGATGTTTATCTATAAAATTATAATATAATGCATCCCATATAATATTCCAATAATTATCTTTTTTAAATGAACTCATATTGATTATATAATTAGAGGATGAAAAATATGGACGTGTCATCATAAAACCATTACTTGCATATTGACTCATTCCAAAAATATTTGGAATCATAACCCATTCATATGAATCTATAGTCCATTCCATAAAAATACGATATACTTCTTGAGGATGAATTTGACATATTAACATAAAATTACCAAGATACATAAGTCTTTCAATATGATGTGCATAAGCATAATTTACAATTTTATTAATAATAGAATCAATAGGTTTAATACCAGTATCACCGGTCCAAAATTTATTATTAACTGTATTATTATGATTTAAATAGTTTGATTCATATAATTTAGGACCATCTAACATATAAATTGTGTATACATAATTTCTCCATCCAATAACTTGACGAATAAATCCTTCAAATGATTCAATAGAAATTGATTTCTTATGACTTAAATAATATTTATATGAAATTGTAACTACTTGTGTATCAGTTAATATTCCAATATTCATCATAGGACTTAATACTGAATGGAAAACAAATGGTTCTGATTCACTTACAGCATCTTCATATGGTCCAAAATTATGTAGTCTTTCTTTTAAAAATTTATCAAGCCATTTTAATGCACTCTTAGTATCAATTGGATAAATAAAATTATCAAGTGAACCATAATTTTTTGAAAAAAACTTATTAATATATATAATTGCCTCTTTACTATACTTATTATTTATTGATTTTAAATTTATAGGTGGCACTTTATAATTTTTGGGTAATCGTAATCTATTAGCAGAATCATAAGACCATTTACCTCCAACTGGCTTATCTATTGAATCTATTAATATATCTAATTTTTTTCTTTGATATTTATAAAATTGATCATGAGAATATTTATTATTTTTAAAAATAATATTTTTAATTGTATCTAGTTCATCTAATTTTATTAACCAATTTATATTATCTAAAATAATAAGTTTTTTCCCAAAAATTTCTTTCATTTTTTTTTCAAGTTTTAAATCACCAATACTTATTATTGTTATAGAATCAAACATATTTTTAATATTTAAGTAGAATGATTTTGTTACTTGATTAAATTCAATATATTTAATATTATCTTTCTTTTTTATTAATATATCAAAATATTTTTTCATAGTAGCTCTATGATATGCTAATTTTAATTTATGAAAAGCAAAATCTGAAAAATATCTTGGTTCTTCAATTAAATAAATTTCTCTATATTTTTTTAAAAATTCAATATTATTAAATAATTGGGTAGGAAAAATTAAAAGAACCATTAATTTTAAATTAATTAAATTTAGATTATTTTTATTTCTAAAAATAATTATATAGAAATGCTTTTATCTGGAGGGAATCAAAAAACTCTTACTGATACTACCAAAATTAAGAAAAGTTTTGAAAATAATCAACGTATTAATCATTCAATGACTGTTAATTCATTATCTAAAATTTTTAATAATATTGCTACAGATGTTATTCAAAAAAACAGTGTAGCAGCTTCTTCAGCGGTTGGTGCGTCAAACTCAATATTTATATCAGGAATTAAATGCGAAACAGTTAAAATTAGTGGAAATAAACAAAAAAGTGTTGCAACATTACAAATGGAAGTACAAACAAAACAAAAAAATACTAATAAAATTTCAAATGATATTACTACTACTATAAATAAAACTATTGAAAAAGTAGGTACTGTTGATTTAGCAAAATTACAATCTGATAATACTAATCAATTAAATGAATTTATGAAAGCAACACCTGGATATGATCCAGATAAAGCTCATAAATTAGGTAGTTCTTGTCCGTCAAACACTGGAGGACTATTCAGTGTTGGAAATAAATGTGATGTTAATTCAAAATATGAATTAGATGCAAGTATAAAACAATCTTTAGACTTAGATGAATCATTTAAAATAACTGATAATGATGATATAACAAATGAAATTAAAAATAAAGTAGAACAATCAAACTTTGCAGCATGTCAATCAAATGCTTCTGCACAAAATCAAATAGTAATTCAAGATATAATGTGTGCTGTAAATGAAGCATCTAATCGAAAGGGATCATTTGAATTTGAAGATAATGAACAGGAAGCAATTGCTAATTTATATATGAAATGTGTTTTTGATCAAGAAAGTGTAAATGAAATTTCAAATAAAATATTAAATAATATTGCAAAAAAATATAATCAAATTTATGATGCAGTAGCAGAAAAAGCTAAAACTAAAGGCCCTGCATATTATGAGAAAGCTAGTAAGCTAGTTGATTTATTATCTGCATCTGGAATAGAACATATTCAAGCAGCCGCAGGAGATCTACCTCTTTCAGATAAAGTAAATATTCCCCAAAGTACATTAGCATCTCAACCATTATCACCTCAACCATTAGCACCACGACCATTAGTACCTCAACCATTAGTACCTCAACCATTAGCACCTCAACTATTAACACCTCAACTATTAACACCTCAACCATTAGCACCTCAACCATTAACACCTCAACTATTAACACCTCAACTATTAACACCTCAACTATTAACACCTCAACTATTAACACAACAACCAGCCCAAATAGTATCTCAACTAATAGATATAATAAATAAAAATAGTTGGATATGGATTATAGTAATTATAGTAATATTTATATTTATATTATTTATTTATATAAGATATCAGAGAGATGAGGATGATGATTAAACTAAATTATTTCTATTATAAATATCATAAATATCTTCATCTTCTTTATTTATATCATCTTTTTGATTTTCAATAATAATAAGTGGAGTTTCAGGAATCATTTCAGGTGCTATTTCAGTTGGTTTTATTCGTCCAATTATTTCAGGTATTTCTATTAATTTCCATACACTTTTAATATTTTTATCGTCATCCATTTCATCTTGTGTTTTTGTTCTTTGACATAATTTTAATGCACAACAACACATATTAAAACAGTTACAATAACTACATCCAAAAGGAAAACAGAACCATTCAAAACAACACTGTGCACATGCACCTATATCTTCTTCAAATTCGCCAGTTTCAATCATTTTACTAAACCATCTAATAATATCATTTGGAAGAATAGGTGACATTTCAATTAATCTATCATATTCTAGAGCAGATTGTTTAATAAAATCTTTTGCTTTACTACGATCTTTTCTAGATTTTGCTAATTCAATTTGTAGTTTTCTTGAAAATTTATCCCATGAAACACTAGAATACCGATGAGCTTCTAATTTTTGAGCAACACCTGTATAGGTTGCAATAGTTGCTAATATACCAGCTAATATATTCATTGAACCAATAATATAATGAATATAAGGAACTGCATTAGTAAATGAGGTGGATGCTACATTACCGGCACCTGTAATTGTTGATAAAATAATAACAGGTATATTAAACCATGCATTAAGACACCAATAACGTTTATAGGATCTTTCATGCATCATTTTAAAACATAATGCTTTATCTGCCCATTTTTTTAAAATAGATTCTTGTTCTTTTTTCCAAGCATAATCTTTTTCTTCTACAATAATTTGCGACTGTGTTATATTCTGTCCTTGTTGTTTCATTTCTTCTTTAGTCATATATAATTATATAGAAAATATTTATTCTCCACAATAAAATACTTTTTCTAATTCTACACTAGATGAAAAAAACTCAATTAATTTAGTATGATAATCCATTATTTCATTAAAAGTATTTTCTAAATCTTGTAAATTTTCTATTTTATCATCTTTTACCCATGTTAATATAGTATTATTGTGTTTAGCTTGTACAACTTCATCTGACATTTTTTTATAATCTTTTAATAGACTATTAAAATTACTTTTATTGATCTCATCCATTTGTTTACGTTCATCAATTTGTATCCAAATATTATTTAAATCTTTCAAAAATTTAATTTTCCTTATTTTGAGAGAATTTGATAAATAAAAATAAGAATTATCTATGATTGCTCTATAAAAAATAATATCATCTTTTTTTTGATTACCTAATAATCTTTTAAGATTATTTTTAATTTCTGCAATACTATTTATATTAGTTATACATTTAGTTTCCAATTCACAATATCTATTAAATTTTTCGTCTAATTCTAATATATTTTTATTCGGATTTTCCATCTATTATAATAATATTATAATTTAATTTAAAAAAATCATTTTAAATTAAATTATAATTTAGATAAGCTAATGAAAAAGTTCAAATATTATATAAAAGTTTATGTATGAATTGTTAAAGTAGATAAAATTTAATTAAAAATTAAATGATAATTAAATTTTATCATATCATTTATTCCTTTATTAATTTCTAAATAAATATTATGAACTAAATAAGTATTAGTAGTTAATGAATGATCAATATATTGTTTAATAATAATAGGTTTATTAAAAGAATTAATATTACAAATTGTTAATTTATATTTTTTAATTGATCTATATAAAATGTGGTCTTTATTTGATAATAAAGTTCCAGAATTACTATTTTTAGTACCCCTAATTATTTTAACATTATTGAACTTATCTTTGAAAATAAGTTCAAATATATATGTAGGTGAATATATTTCACTATTTCTACATATAAATTGATCATTTTTTTTTTCAATATTATAACTCATTAATATAATTAGTAAATATTTTTTTATTAGATAATTATAAAATTTGATACTTAATTAGGTGGTGATACAAATATTTTATTATTATCTAATTCTGTATAAAAACATGAACATAATGTATAACCAATATCATTTTTTGTAAATTCAATATATAACTTATCACTATAATGTGTTGAACTTGATTCATATTGATTTATTATTCCTTCAAGTTCATATGAAATAGTTGAATTTAATGAATAAATACTAAGCAAAGCTTTATAAGAATCAATATTAGAAAGTTTAATTTTATGATTTAATTTTATTAAATGAGCATATTTAGTTTCTTCTAAATTTTTAAAATATTTTTTACCTATTATTTTACCATTAATTAATAATTCAAATAAATATCTAGATGTATTATTATTTGGATTTGAAAATCCATAATAATTTGGTGTATATTTAATTTGGATAGGTTGTGATATGTGATTTAAATTACTAATAATATCTGACATTATAACTTATATTAATATAAGTTATAAATAAATGTTATAACTTTTTCTTATTAGATTTTTTATAAATTGTAGTTATAACTTTTTCTTATTAGATTTTTTATAAATTGTAGTTATAACTTTTTCTTATTAGATTTTTTATAAATTGTAGTTATAACTTTTTCTTATTAGATTTTTTATAAATTGTAGTTAAAATTGTAATTAAAACGCATTAATAATATGGTTAAATTTTTAACTATATTATAATTATATATAATAAAAATGGCTGATAGTGTTAATCATAATTGTTATTTAGATAAAATTGTTATGGAAAATAATGATATATTTGAATGTTTGGTAATTAAACCTGGTACTATTAAACATATTTCATGGTTAGATTTAGATTATACTGAAAAATTAATGAATTTAGATTTATTTAAATTAGTTAAAACTAATAGTAGTAATTTTATTGAAGTTTTAGCTATTAATTTAGAAGTAAATAAATATAATATATCTGATTTATCTGTTAAGACTCAAATAATAGGTGAAGAACCATATTATTTATATGAAATGTTATATATTGATTTGGAAAAAGCAAATAATTATAATAATAATGATAATTTAAATGAATTAGCTAGTTTAATAAATATTAATGGAGACCAAATTTATTCTAATGCTATTATTTTTAAAAATTATATTCCCTCATTAACTGATTCTATGAATTTATGTACAATTACAAAAGCTGATTTACAGAGAGTTTTATATGATAGAGTTCATACTAAAATTGTTATATATGATAATGATGAATTAAGTGAATATAGAGTTGTAGGTGATTTAAATGTATTTGCTGAAAGTTTTTTTGAAGGTGAAACATTTAAAAAATTAGAAATCCCATTTTTAATGCATAATATAAATATTTGGTATACAACCTCACAATATGGTAATTTAAATGTATGTGGTAATTTAATTGAAAGTCCTATTGATAAATGTATTTGGTTTTCAATGAAATCAGATAATTATAGAGGAAATATAACATTAGATGAAGTTAAGAAAATAATTAGTTTATCAAAAGTATTATCTGATTATAAAACTCCTAGTGAATTGTTAGATGAAAAAAATGATAGTTTAGGAAGAAAAATTATTTATAATAAATATAAAGTATTAGATTATATTTCTGATAAGTATATTACTAAATTAAATAAAAATAATTAGTTTGGTTTAAAATTAATAAATATCTAATATCTAATAATGAATGAATTTGATATTGATATTGATAGTGATATTGGTACATCGGTTTTAAAATTAAAGTCTAATACACAAAATGATAATCAAAATACTGAAACTGATATTGATTATGATAAAATATTAGAAAATATTAATAACTCAGAAACAATTAAACAAAAAAAATTACCTAATAATAAACCTAAACGAAATGTTAATATGGAAGAATTAGTTAAGAATATTGAATCGGACTTAGATAAAATGGATAATACACACATTCCAGATCCATTACCAATTAATTTAAATCCAAATATTATTAAAACAAATAAAAATAAAAATAAAAATCCAAATATAAATAAAAATCTAAATAAAAATTTTAAATTAGACCAAAATAATGAAATAAATATAATGAAATCATTAAATAAGATATATAATTTTAAACATAGAGATATTATTTTATATATATTACTTTTTATGTTATTAAATAATAAATTTGTTATTGAATTAGTTTATGAAAAAGTGCCATTTGTTAAACTATTAGATAATCCATATCCAAATTTACTCATAAGAAGTATTTTATTTGGAATGTTAATATATTTGATTAAAAAATTTAATCTATAAAAAAGATATTATCTTTATCAAATTAATGAAAAAATATATTATCTTATTAATTTTACTCTATTTAATTTTAATTATAAATTATTGTGAAAATCAACAAGTTGAAAAATTTGGTGATTATTTTACTGATTGTGGTAGTGTTCCAGAATTATTAGAACAAGTAATGACTAATAGAAATATGAAAAATAATACAAAGGATTATAATTTTTATATTCCATGTTCTTATAATAATTGTGAAAAAGATATATTAGCATTTGAAAATAAGAAAGGTATTAAAGTTTTCTTAATAGATGGATGTGATTGGTTAGCTTCTAAATTAGGTTTATGGGAATTATTAAAAGAATATTATGGAAAAGATGCAAGTAAATATATGCCAACAACTCATTTACTTGAAAATGCAGATGATTTAGAAAACTTTCCAAAACATTTTGAAGAAAATAAACAAAAAAGACCTGATCAAATGTATGTATTAAAAAATTATGCTCAACGACAAGAAGGTATTAAATTAACTAGAAATTTAAATGAAATTTTAATTGGTCTTAATAATAATTGGTATTTAGTTCAAGATTATGTTTATGATCCATATATTATTGATCAACGTAAAATTAATTTTAGATATTATTTACTTGTTATTTGTAGAAATGGTAAAATTGAAGGATATATTCATAAAGATGGATTTGTATATTATACACCTAAATATTATGATCAATATGATATGGATTTTGATAAACATATTACTACTGGATATATTGATAGAAAAGTATATGATGACAATCCATTAACATTACAAGACTTTAGAGACCATCTTGATAAAAAAGATTTAGGATCTAGTAAAATATGGAATATAAATGCTGAAACACTCATGAATAAAGTCATGGATGCTATTAGTAAAAAAATCTGTCAAAATAAAAAATTAAGTGAACATGTTAGATTCCAATTATTTGGATGTGATTTAGCACCTGATGCTAATTTAGGAGTTAAATTAATGGAAATTAATAAAGGACCAGATTTGGAAGCAAAAGATGGTAGAGATAAAGAAGTAAAATTACTTGTACAAAAAGATATATTTACACTGGTTGATCCAGAAAATAATAATATAAATGATAATATTAAAACAACCAGTTTTATAAAAATATATTAATAATAAAATTAATAATTTTATTATTTTCTATATAATAATATAAATGTCAAATATTAAAATTATATATGATGAACAAAAATATAAAAATATGGCAAAATATGGTGATGATAAATTATTTGAATCCTGGCTAGATATTAATCTTTTTTTTCCAATTGGAGATAAATTAGTAGATCCATTATACTGTATGGGATTAACTCCTAATAATGTTACTTTATTAAGTACTTTTTTTACTATTCTTGCCATATATTTTTTACATATTGATAATAGAATTTATGCTTTTTTATCATATTTATTTGGATATGTATTAGATTGTGTTGATGGTCGTATGGCTAGAAAATATTCAATGGGATCTAAATTTGGTATGGTATTTGATTGTACATCTGATAACATATCTAATGGAATATTAATCACTTATTTACTTTTAACAAGACCTTTAAATATTACTACCAATATAACACTCATTATTTTATTTATTACTAGTTTTTTATTATCATTATCATATGGTCTTAATGAAGCAATTATTGCTAAAAAAAGTACAGGTAATGATAATTTTTATAAATTGAAATTAAAAGAATTGGAAAAAGAATTAGAAAATAAAGATATCTGTAATAGTTTTGAAATAATATTATATAAATTATTTTTATTTATTACAAAAATTTCATATCAAACTTATAAATTAATTTTTCCTAATTATGATCAAGATAAAATATTTAAATGGCTCAAAATTCTTAAACATTTTGGTCCTGGAAATTTTTGTTTATTAGTTAGTACTATTTTATTATATATTTAACTATTTTTTTGTTGAACCAAAACCACCATCATTTCTTGATGTTTCACTAAGACTATCTACTATATTTACTAGAATTGGTTTTAAATCTGCTGCTATTATTTGAAAATATGAACCAATTGGAAAACTAATTGGAATTTCATTATTAAAATTTCTTACTTTTGCCATTATATTACCACGATATCCTGCATCTATAATTCCAATAGAATTTGCTAATTGAAAACTTGTTTTTGAAATTGAAGAACGTGGTACTAAATAATAACTTACATATGTATTTGATTCCATATCTATCATTTCACATTGAATTTCAAAATCTATGGTTCCTACATCAAATGATTTAACCATAATATTTTGAAAATTATATAAATCTATACCACTATCACCTAAATGATGAGACTTAAATTCATTATAAAAATTACAAACTTCCATTTTATTAGAACAAAGTTTAATATTTAATAAATATTTAGGTTTAGTAAATTCACTTTGATAGTTATCTAATTTAAACATTATATTTATTAACTAAATTAATCAATAATTTAATTAATCAATTTTTATTCTTGTTTGTTTTTTGAAAAGCGCACTTAATTTTTATTTGATTTGAATGAGTTTATATATAAAAAAAAAAATTATTAAATTATAATGAAATTAGCTGTATTTGATTCTGGATGGGAATATTCATTGGATACTCCATACAATTCTCCATTAGGTGGTACCCAAAGTGCTATTTGCTTTTTTTTAGAAGAAATGGCAAATAATGGTCATGAAATTTATTTATTTAATAAAAGAAATACTGATGAAATAATTAGAGGAGTTATTCATGTTGATGCATCTAAATGGCAAAGTTATATTACTGCAAATAAAATTGTTTTAGATATTATAATTGTAAGTTGTATTCCAACAGAAGTTGTACACTTAAAACTTTTATTAAATGAACCATTAACTATGTTTTGTTTATGGACTGGTCATGATATTGATCAACCTCCTTCAAAATTATTAACTGATACAAAACTTGTTGATTTAATTGACTTATTTATTTTTGTTAGTGATTGGCAAAGATTAAGATATTTAGAAAAATATAATATTTCATATAGTAAAACTCTAATTTTAAGAAATGGAATTGGAAAACCATTTGAACAGTTCTTAAATATGCCTATAACTAAAAATATTAACTCCATGTCATATTGTTCAATTCCTTGGAGAGGATTAAATCTATTAGTACCTATATATAAAAAAGTTAAAGAACGTCAAACTAATGCTTCCTTAAAAATATTTTCTGGTATGAATATTTATAAACAACAAGAAAATCCTGCAATATTTAATGAATTTAAACAAATGGATTCTGTTACATGTTCTTATGGGGTATCTCAAACACAATTAGCAAATGAATTATATAATATTGATTATTTGTCCTATCCAAATACTTTTCAAGAAACTAGTTGTATTACAGTATTACAAGCAATGGCTTGTGGTTGTATAGTAATAACTTCTAATTTAGGAGCATTAAAAGAAACAATGGGAGGATTAAATGAATATATTGATATAAATATTTTTCAAATTGATATTGAAAAATATGTATTAGAATTTATTATCAAACAGTTGAAACTAATGAAATTAAGTAATGAAGAAAAAGATTTAATTCGTGAAACTAATCGTAATTATATTAGACAAAACTATTTATATAGTACTATTTGTAAAAAATTTGAAAAAGATATTGACAAAATATTAAATAATTTTAAAAAATTTATGAATCAAGAACATAGATTACTAATTAATAATTTTATTAAATTTTTTGAAAGTGAAAAATATAGTGATGCTATTAATAATGCTAATTCACAACTTTATTATCCAAATATTAATGAATATTATGTTATTAAATTAAATCTTGGTGTATGTTATCATAAAATTGGAAATAATGAGGTTGCTATGAAACATTTAAAAATTGCTAAAAATATTAAAGAAGATTTTAATGTTTATAAAAATATTGCACTTATTGAAATGTTTAATAATAATATTAATAAATTTATTAAATATGCTAGAAAAGCTATCAGTTTTGAATTTGACTCATTAATTGCTAATTTACTTGCTGAAAAATATGAAGCTATCGGATGTTATCATGAATCTATGGGAATATATAAATCAATTATTGATATTGAACCTGATAATATTAATTGTCTTAATAATTTAGGAAATATATATTTAATTGGTATTTCTGATATACCTGATTTTAAAAAAGTTATGAATGAAACTTATGGTAAATCATTAGAATGGGCTATTATTAAAAAAGAACATCGTAAAAAAGAATTAATTGTAAGTAATATAATTTTTAATAATTTATATAATTGGAAAACAACTAATGATGAAATATTAACTGAAGCACAAAAATGGTATACTTATTTCCCAAAAGAACTAAAGTTAAATAATATTGTAAATCAATTACAAAGAAATAAAATTGATGGTACTAAAATTAAAATTGGTTATATTTCTACTGATTTTATAACTCATCCAGTTGGCTATATGTTTGATAGTATTCTTAAAAATCATAATACTGATAGATTTCAAATATTTTGTTATGATAATTCTAATCAAAAAAAAGCAGAAACTGATTTTACTGCTAGAAAATTAAGATCTTATAATAATGCTAAATGGTTTGTTATTGAAAATAAAACTGATCAAGAAATACTTCAACAAATTGTTAATGATGATTTAGATATTTTAGTTGATATGATGGGACACACTAGAAATACTAGAATGAATATTCTTCAATATAAACCTGCTAGAGTTATTATTTCATATTTCGCATATCCTTCAACTAATGGTCTTAAGGAAATTGATTATAGATTTACTGATAAATATGCTACTCCTCCTAATATACAAAAATATTTTGTTGAAAAACTTTATTATTTACCAAATGGATTTCAATGTTATACACCTCCTCAAGATATTGAATCTATTAAAGATTATACTAGAGATAAATATAAAATTAATTTATGTTGTTTTAATAATCCTATTAAATTATCTAAACCAACTATTGAAACATTTGCTGAAGTTCTTAAAAGATTACCTCAAGCTAAACTATATTTAAGATATTGTTATTATAATTCTAGTTATATTAGACAAATTATTATTAAACAATTTATTGAATTAGGTATTGAAAAAGAACGTTTAGATATCGGATCTATGGAATTACTTGACGCTCTTAACTTTTATAATAAAATGGATATTGTATTAGATCCATTTCCATATAATGGAGGTACTATTAGTAGTGAAGCTATTTATATGAATACTCCTTTAATTACTCTAGCCGGATCTAATTATGTTAGTAGAGTTGGGGTTAGTTTATTAAGTAATTTAGGATTAGAAAAATATATCGCAAATACTAGAGAAGAATATGTTCAAAAAGTTGTTAATTTAGCACAAGATCCTAATGAATTAAAAGAACTTCATCAAACTTTAAGAATTAGAATGTTAAATTCTGATCTCGCTAACTCGTTCACTTTTACTAAAAATATAGAAATCGCATATGAAGATATTGTTAATAAATTTAATACTAAAGAAGAATAATTTCTTTAATTAAATAAATTGATAAACCAGATATTAATCCAAATAAAAAACTTCCCCAAATTGTATCTACTATAGATTCTATTAAGCCCCATTCTTTTATTGTTACTAAATTTGTAGTATTATAAACTCCGTAAACTACTAAACCTAATATCATCCCTCTAATAATTATATCATTATAATCTTGTTTATAATTATTTATCTCAGGTTTCACTATAAATATATAAATGCATAAAGTCAATAAAAAATATGCTATAATACCAGAGATATATTTACGATAATTTAATATACTATTATTAGAACATAAATTGATTCTATTAAACTGGTTATCATACATTGATCTATTTATATATAATATTACTGGAATATCTAATAATAAAAATAAACTTAGAATAATAATATACGGAATAACTAATTTTATCATATATTATTAGGTATAAAATAAAATAAATTATTTATAAATAATTTATTTTATAAAGAAGCAATGTATTTATAATGTATGTGAACAAAATAACTTAATATCTTCATTTTCTGTTTCAGAATCTATTAATTTTGAATTAATATTAATAATAATTGGATTTAATAAATTATTTAATTGTATACAAATTAAATTATAAGAATCAAATAAAGCAATTGTATGATTTAGTAATTCCAAAAATTTTTCAAAAATAACAATAAAATATTTAATTAAATTTTCATTACTTAAATCGTAAAAATCAGATACCAAAATTAATGGTATATCTAAAGCTTGAAATAATTTTTGACCAAATATATTTAATATAGTTGTTAATCTTTCTTTAGCATCATCTAAAATATAAGATCTATCAGTATCTGTATTTTGTAAAATATTACCTAATCTAATATAATATGAAACACCCCCTTTGGAACAGTCATAAATTCCCATAAAATTTTCTTTTATTTGTTGTAAATAATCAATTTGTTCAGTAATTTGTAATTTCCAAAATATTGGATTTGAATAACATGAATACCATTTTTTAAGAATAAATATTAAATTTATTTTTTTATTAATAAATTTATAAAAACTACATAAAACATTCCATGATAATGGATAATTTAATAGTTCTTTTATAAATATTTTTTTTAAATTATAATTTATTGCAATGTTTGAATGATATTTTAAAAAGATTTTTAAAGTTATACTTAAATGATAATCTGAAATTTCGTTATTATAAGATATTAACATAAATAAAAAAGTTAGTGGATGTTTAATTAAACTTATTTCTAAATTTGTTTTTTTAATATCAATTTGAAATATTGGATCCATTAATTAAAATAAGTTTATATATTTCCTTTTTTAAAAACGAAATAATGGATTTTTATACCCACATTTACAGATTTTATCTGCAAATATGTTATGACATTTAGGACAATTAATCATCATCAATGATGATGATTGATTATCTTTTTTTTTAGATTCTACTTTTGGTTTGCTTTTTTTGGATTTAATTATAGGTGTTGAGTTGCATGTTGTTACAGCCCAATCTAATATATCATAACATTCATTACAAACTAATCGGTCTGTTGAATCTAATATAGCAAATCTTCCATTTAATTTTTTTTCATTTGGTAAATTACAATAATTGTTACAAATAGGACATTCCATAATAAAAATGATAATACTAATTATTTAATAATTATTTCAATTTTTATTTAAGTATCAAAAATTAATTCTGCTTGTCCTTTATGAACAACAAATAAATCATAACTTTTAGCTATAAATTTTAATAATATTGACTTTTTATTATTTATTAAATTTGTATTTGATTTGTATAATATTAATAAATATGAATAATATTCATTTAAAAACTCTTGATTTATTTCTATTCTATATTGTTTACCCTTAATTTGTCTCATATTTGCTGTTCCAGATGGATGTGTTTCTTCAGGATATAAACAAAAAGAATGATAATAAACTCCTTCAGGTAAAATATTATTTAAAAATTTGTAGGATAATGTATTTGTCCAATAATTAAAATTAACATTCTCTAATAATACATCTATTTGATTTAGGGTTAGTTTTTGATTATTAACTGGATCTGATTTAAAATATTTATAAGTATCATATAATAAACTCATATTTTCACCATTTTCTGTTATACTATTCAAATATAATTGAGGTTGTATATACCATAAAAGTTCTTTACATGGATAATTAAAAGATAATTCACAATCAAATGAATTTTTATTTTTAATATCAAATATGTCAGTATTAAATTTCTCAATTACATATTCTAATTTTGATAAGGCAAATTTACTTCTCTCTACATCATCTAAAAAAACTACTTCACTTATTAATTTTATTTTAGGTGTTGGAATTAAACTATAATATAAATCAAAATTTATATATGGATAATAATTTCCTACTTTTGGTGCAATTGTTATATAAATTGAATTAGTTATATTTATCATAAAACCAATCCATTGTTCTTTATTTATTACTAATTCAGAATTAATCATTGAACCATTATTTTCTAATAGTATATTGACTTCTACTAAAGTTAAATCTGGAAATTGAATTTGTAATAATTCAGCATTAATATAATTACAAAAATAAGTTATACTTTTATGTTTCGGATTTAATTTATAAGTGTTATAAATTAAATTTGTATTTACTATAAAACCATTTGTATTATCTATTGTTATTTTGGTTATATCATTGTACATTTTCTCATAATTTTCAAATGCTATTATATTTTTTATATCATTTATTTTGGCTATTATAACTACTGTTGAATATTGCATTGAAACTAAAGGTAAACTTGAATTAACATCTTTATTAAACCAAAACATTAATGGAACTAATATTTTTCTGCCTCCTTTTGAATTATTATCAAAATTATTTAGTAATGGAGTATGTCCTATCATTTCTAAATAATTTGACATATTATCGGGTGTAATTTTATGCATTTGATTTATATGTAAAATATCACTATCATATTTTTCAAATTTTTTACCATTAATTTCTAATGTTATGTTTTTAAAAAAATTATGACCAAGATATTTTGCATAATTAAAATTTATTTGATTTGGTTTTTGAAGTTCTACTACTTTTATTTCATTTTGATTTTTTTTTTCATTATAATATTCTAAATATTCTATTATATTATTATACATTAAATTTATCTGATTTAATATTTCCATTCTATTTATATATTTGGTTGTATCGTATGTTTTATTATTTGTTATTAATTTATTAATACTGTTAATATATCCTGTTATATTTATTAAATTATAAACTGAATCTTCTAATTTATTTTTATATAAATCTTTTGTTATTTTACTTTTGTAATTAAATTTATTCACTTCATCTTTTAATAAATTAATTGTTATATTATCTGTTTGGAGTAATATAAATAAATAACGATATAATTGAATTTCAATATCACAATATCCCTTTAAATTTATATAAAAATCATTCCAATAATTTACTTGATCTTGATATTTGGATATTCTTGATTGTTTATATATATTATAATTATTATCACTTACATATTTATCTGAAAAAATTAAATTTGGTAAATCTATTTCAAAATAACATCTATGTATCGCATCTCCCATATTTAAATTAAATGTTATATTATTATTATATTCTGGTGTTTGTTCTGAATTTATTTCTTTTAATTCAAGTGAAAAATTTGTATGACGTCTAAAAACTTTTTTAAAAAATGTTATTTCTGGATTTATTGTTAAATAAATATCTTGTTTTCCTGATGTTACTATTTGAAGTAATCCTCCTGTCATTTATTAATTTATAATACTTAGGTTTTAAATTAATATTATTTAAAATTTTAAATAATATTCATTTTTATAATAAACTGAAAGTTTATAATTATTTAAAATTTTAAATAATATTCATTTTTATAATAAACTGAAAGTTTATAATTATTTGTTTTGGACAACATATCGTTTGGTTACTAAATGGAATGCTGTAAACCCTGATAAGAGAGATGCTAAATCTAATAAATGAGCTTTATTAATAGTACCATCTACAAAATAATTAGCTGTTAATGCACCCATTGATACTTTTATTAAATCATTTAATAATGGCTGATGAGCACCTATCTTAGGAACCATATTTTCTACAAATAAGTTAAATCCTGAATAACCTGCTATTGTTAGACCAGAAGTCATTAACCATTTGTTATCAAATACTATAGTTTGATTATTAATGTATGATACTATTGCTTTTTGAGAAACAAAAATTGTACCAAACTTTATTAGGTCATATACTGATTTATTTACACCTTCATTTTTTATATTTAAACTAGTATTTATCATTGAACTGATTTTATTAGTTAAAAGACCATGTAAAGCAACACCTAATAGAGTCGCTACTGAAAAATTCATCCATGATTCACTAAATAATGAAGATATTGCTAATTGAGATCCTACTAAATTTGAAACAACTAAGACTGTTGAGAATAAAGTTAAATCAACTTTGGTAACTTGAATATCGGCGGGAGATATCATTAATTATAATTAGAAAAAATTCTTAACATTTTTTTATAATTGAAGTTTTGGTAAATTATCACAATTAATATTTATTTGTTTTACATAATTACCTGTTATATGATCGTATTCTGGACTTTTACACACTACTAAACATTCTTCACCATACCAATATTTTAATAGTTTCTCAGATTCTATCGGACACCATATTTTTATTGGTCCAAAATTTAATCTTTTCCTTTTTATTATCCACTCAATCGGATAATCTATATAATCCCACCACCAACTATTTATCTTATCCAATTTTGTACAATTATTATCAAATGGTTCACTACATCTTACTAATTTACCATTTTCTACATCATTTATAAATAAATCAATAAATGGATATTTCGTATCGTCAAAATAAACTTTTATTAATTTCCAATCACTCTCTAATATTAATCCTTTTTTTTTAAACTCGTCTTTTAATCCCATTATCTTATTATAATCTTTCCTCCATACATTTATATCAGCATCATCATCCCAAGGAATCATATCCCAATGTCTTACTGTTCCTAAAAGAGTACCGTATGCAGCAGTATAATAAATATCATGTTTATTAAATAAATCATCTATAGTTTTAAGTCCGTAAATTATTTTATTTTTAATTTCATTATTATTATTATTTTGAAAAGATTCTGTTTTTATAAATAAACAATTTATAAATACAACTAATATTATAAATAATAATATTTTTGTAATCATATATTTTTATATAGAATTAATAAATACTTATATACTAAAAATATACTAAAAATATACTAAAAATATACTAAAAATATACTAAAAATATGGTGAGTTTATTATTATATAAGAATCTCTATAAATATTAATATGGGACTTTTTGACTATAAATTTTTAATATTATTAGGTTTAACAATTGTGGTTTATTTTATTTATAAAGAAATTGAATATTTAAGAAATAAATTTGAAGAACTTGAAAATATAATTAAAAAATATCCTGTTTTATCATTGTCTAAAATTAATTTACCATCTAATGAACCTGTATTAGAACAAATATCTAATATTATACCTTTAGAAAATTCATCACAAAAAAAAAATAAAATTTTGTTAGAAAGTAAAAATCAATCAGATTTATATGTAAATGAAATAATCCCAAATATTGATCATGAAAATCATGAGAATCATGAGACTAATGAAAATCATGAGAATAATGAAAATGATGATCCTGAAAATGATCATCATGAAAATAATGATGATGATAATGACGATGATAATAATACAACTAATGTTTCTGAATCATCTAAACATTTAGCTATTTATTCTAATGATAATGAATTATTTGATTCTAATCAAAATTCTTTTATAGAAAGTATTGAAGCAAATAAAAATGATGTGAATTTTGATTATGATAAAATGGAACCAACAAACCTTAAAAATACAATGGAATCAATTATAAATTCTCTTAGTTCAGAATCAAATAAAGAACCTATTATCAATAACACTAAATTTGATGATATAATTGAAGAAAAAGAGAAACAATTATCAGAAATGTCAACTAATTCTAGTAAAGTAGTATCTGATAAAGTAGTATCTGATAAAGTAGTATCTGATAAAGTAGTATCTGATAAAGTAGTATCTGATAAAGTAGTATCTGATAAAGTAGTATCTGATAAAGTAGTATCTGATAAAGTAGTATCTGATAAAGTA